TAAGGGGTAGACTGTTTATACTACCCTGATATCTAAGGAGGAATAATGAATTAGTTTATGGGATTATTAGGAAAGAACGAGGGGAGGAAAACGAGAAAGGAAAAAAAAGGCTTACCATCTCTTTTGTTAGTGAGTGAGGGTGAATTAGTACCCAACGGTACTTTCTTAATATATGGAAGAGGAGGAAAATCAACAAGTTTCCGTCAATTGTTAATAGATGAAAGACAGAGAACAAAGAGTGATCTCGACGTGATGTGTGCAATTCTTAATATAATGAGAAGGAGAGATAAGACCAGACCATAATGTCAAATCTTATTTTAACGAGAAACAAAGAAAAGGCCCATAATTTCCTTGACACGGGAAAATAAATGTGTTATAATATAATCAATTTAGTAGAAAGGAGAAAGAGTTATGAGTAATCAGAAAGAGAGATTTACGGTCCAGGGAAAAGAAGTAATGATATACCCTTGCGAAAGAGCACGGGGAGGATACCAGATTGTTTACAGGGAAAACGAACAAGATGATTGGAAGCCGTGTTACTGTGAACGTAAGGACAAGAGAGAAGGTTATTGGAGAGTATACCTTGGAAACAGTACCTTTGCAGTAAAGAAGCAGGGAAAGCCCGTATATCTGCATCGGTTAGTTTACAGTTATTTTTACCAGCTGCCCCTTGGATTGTTTGGAGAGCACGTACACCATATCGATCATGATAAGAGTAATAATAGCTTGGATAATTTGGTTTTGCTTCCCGATTCAGTCCATACACAGGTACATCATTATGAGAGTGCAGGGCAGGAAGAGGAAGCACGGAAGATTTTAAGTAAATATATAATTATTGCAAAAAATAGGCTTAAAAAGGTTGACAAGGAGTAAGATATGTGGTATAATTTAGATAACATCAGGGGACGTCTTGATGATATATATATAATAAAATTAGTTGAAAGGAGAAATGGAACAATGGTAGAGACAAGATTTTTAGTATGTGACAGTTACCAGCGCGTGAAGATTGGTACGGATGTAAGTTTGATTCATAAGTTTGCAGTTGTTTTAGATGGAGCAATTGTAGGTGTGTACGATGATATATATGACGCAGAAGAAGCAATCAGACGTTTTGGACACGTTTGGGAAATAAATATGTAAAGGAGAATGAGTTATGTTTGAGACGGTAATGGTTTGGATATTGGGTATTATTGCTGCAATTGTGTTGTTGATAGCAACAGTAGGTCTAGTTGTTACATTAGTAGATACAATCAAAGAAATTAGATATTTCAAGAAGGTTAAGGCCGAGTTGTTGGCATTTTCAGATTTGCTTGAAGGCATAGTAGAAGAATTAGAAAAGGAGAATAATTAGTATGTATAGTGATAAGAGATTAGTGATTGTAGGAAGAAAGTATTTTATCTGTAAGAGTGTGAATGTTTTGAGCAAACTAATCAATCTTGGTTTTGTTCCGACAGAAGCACAGGAAGTAAGGAACGGACATTGGTTTTGGACGATCCCGACAACCGACGAATTGATCAGTGCGCTTGAAAATATGTTTCCCGATTGTAACGTTACGATCGTGGACTGATATATATAAGGAGAATGGATTATGAGTGAGTTTTGTTTAGATAATTATGTAAAGTTAGAGGACCTGTTTCACAAGAAGCCTGTCGGTTGGAGTATAACTAATCATTACACTCGAATAACACGTGGTTTTAGAAGAAAAGAGGTCCATTTATTTGTTGCCCCGAGCGGTGTTGGTAAAACAAGAACGGGTGTTTGTGTTGCGTGTAGATTGTTACAGCAAGGTTTAAAGGTTGTTTATTTGACGTTTGAGCAAGAAGTAGTAGATATTACAGAGTTGGTTGTTGCAGGTTTTGGAGGCAGCAGAGAAGACCCGAAGTGGGATATAGTCGGTAAGCAGAAGTTGAGGATTGAACGGTTTGAGCCTGATAGCGAAGAACACATGATAAATATGTTTAGTTGTTGGAAGGGCGCAGACGCCGTGATAATCGATTATTTGACAGTCCCGTACTCATGTGGTTTGGAAGGCGGAGAAACCAGCGGAACACTGATGAGAATGATGCAAGCAATTCATAAGGCCGCAGAAGAGAACAATCAGTTTGTATTTTGTATGATGCAGGGAAAGCCCCGTGAGAAAGGGAGCACACAGTTTTGTGACAGCACCTTTATTTGGGGAAGCAGACAGGTCGTAAACGCAGCAGAAGTGGTTGTAATTGCACAAAGAACAGACGTCAAAAATCAATTAGACTTGGATTTTATTAAAGTAAGATACGGCAACCTTGGAACTAATTTGCGTATAAAATGGGATTTCGATTATGAGCATTGCAGTTTTGAAGATATCGGTCCCATTTGGTATAGTGACACGATGGAGGAAGTAAGCGAATGACACTCGATGATTTATTGGTATATGAACACAGTACTCGGATCAGAAACAATTACATGAAGATCCCCGTTACAGTGTTTGACACAACGGATGAAGGTATGAAACAATTCAACGACATTTATGCTTGGTGTTTAGAGCAGGATTGGTTGAAGGAGATATGCAGAACAAAGAGCGGAGGAATCAGTATAAAGATACGTAATTTGAACCCTTCGTTTGATGTAAGAATGATAAACAGTGTCATAGAGTTGACATTACTTACGATTAAAGGAGCTTGGAGATTCCAATTTCGTCCGATACCTAATTGGCTTGAAGAAGAAGATAAGCGAATGAGCGGTAGACGGGGTTTTGAAAGGTTTAAGAAGATTTGTAAGAAGCACGGGATTGACCTGAATGATTACAAAGTTACCAAAGAAGAAGGAAAGCAAATCAAACAGACGATTGAGAAGCCGATGATTGACTGTATACCCCGTTACTTAAACACAACAACAGAACACGTATACCATGTAGACTTCCATCAAAGTTATCCTGCAGGCTTGGTAAACACGCACCCCGAATTCAAACCCGTAATTGATGAATGTTACAAGATGCGTAAGGATAAGGGCAAGGAAGTGTATAAGGCAGTGTTGGATTACACGGTTGGTTTTATGCAAGCCAATTTCAATCCTGTTTTGGCACATCTTTCCCGTGATGCAATTGCAGACAACAACAGACGTTTGAGAGAGCTTGAACGTGCGATTGTAAGAACCTGTAAGTACCAAATCGTTGCGCATAACACAGACGGTATTTGGTATAGAGACGTTTATGGAAGCGGTCCTTTTCACGGAGAGGGAGAAGGCAAAGGTTACGGACAGTGGGAAAATGACCACCTCGATTGTACGATTAGATTTAAGAGTGCAGGATGCTACGAATATATAGAAGATGGTAAATATACCCCCGTTGTTAGAGGAAGAACCGATTATGACCACGTTAAACCCCGTGAAGAATGGGAATGGGGAGCAATTTATGTTAGAGATTGCAAGCCGATAAAGTATAAATTTGTTGAAGGTGAAGGAGTAAAGAGATTATGAGACGAAGTAAAAAGACAGGGTATACGTCATTTGATGTATTTAAGGAAGACCTGTATAATAAGACAGTAGATTTGTTACAAAAAGGTTATGTCCCGTCGTACCTCGATGAAACTAACCCGACAATTGAGGATGTTAAAAGGCAAATCAATTCGATGACCGAAGAACAGTATAATTTTAGAATTGCAGGTATTAAAGAACGTGCAGAAGATACGGGAAGAGTTGAGAAGAATGCAAACCGTGCTTTGATAAGCGAAATGACGTATGATGTTTCTGCCGCACAAGCAAGGAGCATCTCAAAAATGTTTAAAGAAACGTTTGGTTTGAAGGTTAAAGCGCAGGATATACGTATAAATGCAAAAGACCCGAACTGGGAACACTGGGATGAATATAAGGAATTGTACCATAAGATGCGTGATGAAGGATTCACAGTCGGTGCAATTCAAAGCTTGATTTGGGGTAGTTGATATGGCAAAGAAGAAATATGCTGCCCTCGAAGAAATCAAAGCAGAAAAGAAACGCAACAGACTATTAAACCGTGAATGGTATAGTTTGCGCTCGATTCTTGGTTATTGGTGGGCAATGTTTCTGTTTCTTCTTGGAGGACGTGAAGCGGGAAAAAGTTATGCAGTGACAGACTTTTTCTGCCGACAGTGGAAATGTTACGGAAGACCTTTTTATTGGTTGAGACTAACCGACGCATCACAAAAGAAACTTCTCGCTAATAACGCAGAGAAACTAATCGACCCTGACCTGCGAAGAAAATATAACCTCGATATTGTAACCAACGGAACAAACGTATATGAAGTTTTAGAGCGTGACGAAAAAGGAAAAGTCAAAAAGAAAGCGTTGATGGCAAGAGTTTTGGCCCTGTCAACATTCTATAACGACAAAGGTAATGGTTTGTTTGATAAAGACTTTTTGAATGATCCTAATATGTACTATAACATTTGTTTTGATGAGATGAACAGAGAGAAGAACGAAAAGAAAAGCTTCGATATTGTTTATGCTTTTACAAACCAAATGGAAAACATTATACGCTCTACTAAAAAGAGACTTCGTTGTATATGTATCGGTAACACCCTCGAAGAAGCAAGCGATATGTTGTGTGCGTTGAACTTTCTTCCCGAAGATTTTGGACGGTATAAGCTTAAAAGCAAGAGAGCAATTGTTGAGTATATTGAGCCCTCGGAGAAGTACCTGACAAGAAGAAAGGGAACAGTGGCTGATATATTGATGCCGCAAGCAAGTACGTTTACAAACAAAATTGAGACGGATAACAGCCTGATCGATAAGAGACGGTTGATGGTACCGAAACAAGTAATAAAGTTTACAAAAGATAAAGCAGATTGGTTTACGTTGTGGGATAACGGCATATTAGTGCAGTATAATAATGAGAAATGCAGTAATGTTGTTGCGATGAAACCCTACCTCGATGAACCGTTTACTGTTGAGCTTAAAAACAATATATATATGTTGTTTGATAGCAGGTGTTTTAGATTTAAAAACCTAATAACATTTAAGCGCTTCCAACAAGAGCTTGAATTGTTGAGACCGAAGAAGTAATTCGACGGCAAACAGGTTTTTGAATACCCGTGAGCACGTATGTTATATCTTGAATAATCGTGTGAGAGGAGTGCGACCGAAGAGGTACCTACACTCGACCATTGAGCAACTTTGGGATTCATCAACATAATGTTAAAACTGGATCACAAGTCTGGGCCTATGCGGGAATAAATTTTAGAATAATAATAAAGGAGAAAAGAGTATGACCGAAAATAGTATTTATTTTGAAGATGTAGAAATTGGCGATTGGATAACACTTGATTTTCTTTGCGTATGGTATAGTAGAAATAAGAAAACATATTACTATATAGACTTAAATAACCATATCGTATATAAGAAACTTGACGGTGAACATAAACTTATTGCGTGCGGAGAGTGGAGGATGTACGATGAAGATTAGATATAACTATAGTTTAATAACGGATAAGAAGGAAGTGTGGGTTGGCTTTGACGCAGATGAATGGGATCAATTTACTGATGATGAAGGTAATATTGAAGGTAAGTATGGTACCTACGAAGAGCTTTCAAAACTGTACGAAGACTCGCATGCAAACTACCTTGCCCTTTCCAAACTACTTGATACGACAGTCGGTAAGCTCGCATACCAAAATATGATGCTTGAGAAAGCACGCGAAGCTTACCAATATATAACAGCGGAAGACCGCGACAAACCTATAGAATAAATATATAACATAATTAGAGTATTAGATTAGAGTAAAACCTTTTCTAATACTCTTTTTTTTAACAATTTAAAAGGAGTCAAATTACGATGGCAGAAATTATTGAAACGACTGAAACTACTACTACCCCTGATAACAACATGTATATCGATACCATAAATGAACTTAAACAAAACACAGTATCGAAAACACAATATGAACAAGTATTAGCAGAAAATAAAAAGCTGCTTGATTCATTGGCTAACGGAGATTACAGTAAACCTGCTGAACCCGAAAAGCCTAAACATGACCTGGAAGCACTCAAAGCAAAGTGGGAGAAAACGAAGGGTTTAAATAGTAATCTGATACCGATGAAGGCAGCACTCGAATACCGTGATGCTTACCTTGAAGATAACGGCGTTGATTTGTTTGCCTCTAATGCTTGTAATCCCGCTTATGAACAAAAACCCGAAGACCTCGAAAGCGCACAAAACGCAGCTGAAACGATTAGAAGCTGTATTGAAGATTGCGGAGGCTCGGACAAAACATTTTTCAGTCTATTATGTGACCGCACGCAGGATGACCCGACCTTCTTACGCGCGATTGCAAGTAGAAATAAATCTAAAAAATAATTTAAAGGAGAGTAACAATTATGGCTAATTTTACTGGAAAACTCGGTAAGAATAAAATCTTGTTCTCGGAAGTGGCAGGTGCTCTTTATAACATGATCATCAACCAAACCGTTGAATCTCGTACTATCGGATCTGGTATGGCTTCGTTGATTGATGAAGCTACCCGCGAAGTTGGTTTGTATGGCGACCGCATTTTGAAGTACTTTACTGATATGCTTCGTGTTTACGATTATGAAGCCGACACTGCTGATCAACTTAACGTTCTTACTACTTACCGTCCTCCTGTGCCTATCTGCCAAGAAATGGTAATCGATACGGCTAAATTCATCCCCTTGACGCTTGATGACTATCTTACGAAGCAAGGTTTCGCTGATTCTGCTACGTTTGGCTCGTTCCAATCTGTTATGTCTGACTGGCTTAAAAACACGAAGAAAGTTTACCTTGCAAAGGAATATAACGTGTTTGTGGGTACGACCGAAGCTGCTGTTCTTAATCAAGAGGTTCCTGTAGCCTTGACCGATATTAGTGATCTTGCCACCGAAGCTGAAAAGGAAGCTGCGTCTAGACGTAATGCCCAAAAGGTTGCAGAAGCAGTGGCTAACGTAATGGTAGCTATGACAGAAGATGCTTCTCGTGACTACAACGACCTTGGTATTGAAGCTTGCTTCGACAAAGAAGATATGCTTATGGTTTGGAACGCGGAAGAATTGAATAAGATCACGTTGGTTGACCTGCCTACGATGTATAACGACAACGAAGTCCTCGGTGCACTTAAACAAAATATTAGACGTTTGCCCGCAAAGTATTTCGGCGCACTTCCTGCTGATGATCTTGGTAATGCTGATATTACGGTTAAAGCTGGTGATGAAACACGTTTCTTACATCAAACAGTGGTTGGCGGCAAGGTTTACCAAGCTGGCGATCTTATCCCTGTCGGCACAAAAATTTACACTGGCGCAACAAAGACAATTGAAGTTCCGTTCTATAGTGGAAGTGTAACACATACTGGCCACAATCAAATACTTTGCAAAATCATCCACAAAGATGCAGCGCCCGTACTTGCTGGCTTCGAAACCACGACTGAATTCTGGAATCCGAAGAACCTTTCTCGCAATGACTATTTGCACTTCTTGTATAATTCTTTCGATCGTTTCACAGGCTATCCATGGGTAACCGTTTGCGTAGACTAATCTGTAACAAAAACTAACCAACAAAGGGGAGGGGACTAACACTCCCTTCCCTTTTATTACAAGGAGGAAACATGAAAAGTACTCTTTATTTTTTACAATATAACAATTACTACGACAGGGTATCTAAAGTGGAAGAATCCTTGTCGGAATATATGGATAATGTCATATATACGTTAGAAGGAGTTAACTTTAATCCTAATGACGGAGTAGATACTGTCGTTCCCGCCATTCCCTTAAACGTAGAATCGTTTCCTGCAGACTATCTACTGGTAGTAGAGTCGGGTACTATCAAATCAAAATGGTTTGTTATGGATGCAACAAGACGTTTAACGGGTGTTTGGGATTTTAAATTGCACAGAGACACGATCGGAGAATATCGTGAGCAGGTAATGCAGATGCCGTGCTTCGTTGAAAAGGGAATCGTCAATGAACAAGACAACACTATCTTTAATAACGAAGGTATGACATATAACCAAATCAAACAAAGCGAACAACTAATCAAAGATAAATCGGAGTGCCAATGGATTGTCGGGTACTACGCAAGACAGACAGGCGAAGGCTATACTAATTTGACAGGTACAAGCTCGGATTACAACGTACAAGGTGTAATTTTGTTTGACAACATACAAACCGATTATCAATACTGGAAATATCAAACAGAGGACTATATCGGCCCCCCTACTAAACTAATATTTAACACGTTGGTAAAAGGTTGGTATCAGGGAAGCAGAAGAGTTTGGAATTATAATTTTTCAAAAGAGACTAACTGGGCGTGGACAATGACACGAAGCGGTGCGGTTGACCCTTACTACAACTACACCGATGAATCAATGCTCGATAAGGCCCTACAAAAGGTTGCCTTACAAGACAGCCAAATCAAAACATCACTTGGATATCATACTGCAACGGAAACAGAAGGATTCTTATCGCAGGTTGGAAGAGTGCTATACGACAGTACATCAAAAAAATACTACAAGGTAACTGGATATACTACAAATTCGACTACGCAGATTACAGGAACAGCAGGAACAAGTGGAACCTTACACGATCTACTTAATCAATGTTTCCTTGATGCAGGTATGACAAGGCAGAGTACGGTCCTTAACCCGCGTTTCCCGTATACAATGGACGTGTTGTCTTACAGGCTTACTATTTCGGAAGTGGTACCAAAAGGGACATACAACTATAACATTCCTACACAACGTAACCATACGACAGATGCACCGTATGACATATTCGCTATTCCCTACGGACATTTCAATTTCACGGGTACCAGTGCAACGGTAACAACTACAAAAGAAATCGGTATGAATATCGCAACAAGTATCGCAAGCAAGTACGGATCGACATCACTTTATGACCTACAACTTCTTCCTTACTGCCCGTTTGAGGTTGACAGCACATTCTACACAACAACAGATGAGCTTTCTTACAGCTATATTACAGACAGCAAGCAGATGAACAAGGGTGTAATCTTCAACGTTTCTTCTATCAGCCGCCCTACATTCACAGTACCTCTTTCCATACCAGTTACCGATGTAAAGGTGGACAACGAGACAAAGTTTTGCAGGTTGGTATCACCTGACTTTTCGAGCATTTATGAATTCTCGCCTGCAAAGAACAGAGGAGTGGACTATATCAAAATCGATATGACCCTTCGACCTTTCCAACCGTACATTCACTTGGCACCTAACTTCAAAGGCTTAAATGGAGCAGACTTCGATGATGCAAGAGGACTTGTCACAACGTCGGGGTACAATTTGCCGATTGTAACAGACCAGTGGAAAACCTACCAGCTTCAAAACATCAACTACGAAAAGATGTTTAACAGACAGATCCAGAACATGGAAGTCAACAACAGCTACCAACGCGGTATGGACATTGTAAATGCTATTACAGGCACCGTAACAGGAGCAGGAGCAGGAGCGATGGCAGGCAGTATCAGTGGTCCAATTGGTATTGGTATCGGAGCAGGGGTTGGAGCTTTTGCGGCGGGAGCGGGTGGTGTGGCAGACGCTATTATTAATGAACAGTTGCGCAGAGAAAAGATGGCTTACACGAAGGATATGCATAACCTTCAAATGCAAAACATACAAGCCCTTCCTAACAGCCTTTCAAAAGTGGACGCCTTCAACCAACAAAACAAGTGTTTCCCGTTTGTTGAGATATACGATTGCACAGACGAAGAGAAACTTAATTTATGTAACAAAATCAAATACACGGGTATGACAATCAACAGGGTCGGTAAACTAATCGATTATGTAAACACTTGGAGCTACCCGTCACAAGCAGGTGGAGACGATAAATGGGTATTGGTTTCTTTCCCGTATATCAAAGGTCAACTAATTCTTTCGTCGGGGATTGATTACATTGAGGATTGGAATATACACGAAGACTACCACTTTATTCAAACGCTTGCACAAGAAATATCAAAAGGAGTATATTACGTATGAGTATACAATCTAATATTAATCAAATGATCGGTACCCTCGGAATTGCTTCGAGCTTATACCAACAGACGCCAATCTACCAGACGCTTCAAAAACGAGCCGAACTTAAACGCACGGGCATCGATATAGTAAACCAGGAGAGACATCTTAAAAGAACTATTAAAGAGCATAAAGCAGCTTTCGCAGCAAGACCCGAAGCAGAACGATCGGACGAAACTAACAAAGAGACATACGAAGCTAAACTGAAAACATACCAGGACGAACTTTTTGATCTTGCACGCAGAAGAGGAGATATACACACACAACTTGGAGATTTGGAGGTCGGAGCAGGTTTGCGTGCAAATGTGGCAGGTATGGAAGCAAGAAGGCGCCTTTATGCACAACGAGCCGCAGAATCAGCTTCTCAATTACGCACAGAGCAAAGAGATGTGGTAAATAAACGCATTGCAGACTTGGAAGCAGGTATGAATGCATTGTCCGAACAGTATGACTTGGCTTCTGAATACGGCAGACAGCAAGAAGAGCGTGCAGAAGGGTATCGTTCAAAGATACTCGAAGTAAAAGACTTAATCAACAAAGGAGGTAACAAATAATGGCAGGAGCATTTATACCTAATTTGGAGCCCCTATATCAACTTGGGATTGACCCTAAAACAGGCTTACCGATGAAGTTCGCATGTGACATGGAAGAGATTCCTAACATAAGAGAGAGCCTATTAACGATGGATATGGACGAATGCATCAATCTTGGTACATGGGCAGGATTACCTAACGGGATAACAGGAGAGCTTATCGAACGTATCTTATATTTACGTGGGCAAGGCATCTTTTTCTACATGCACACAAACAAGACCTTTTACTTCTTACCGTTTGGAGTTGACGGGGGAGTCGATGTTTATGGCCGTTACAAGGGAGTACGCCCGTTGAGTTTCGGTGGAAGTTTGGACGTAAAAGAAGATAAGATCTTTATCAACGACCTTATCAAGAAACCGATATGGGATATCCCTTACGCAGACGATGACATTTTGGACCTTATCAAAAACGGAGCAGTAATACTTACCAATCGCAGCAGACAGCTTTCACAGTACGTACAACCTGAATACAGCATCGTACAACCCGTACTCGATATGATGGCAGAAGCTTACCCGATGGCAAGAACAAACTTAATGGCAAACAGCGGTATCAAAGCTTGGCGTATCAACAACACAGACGAGAACACCGCAGAGGTTGCTAACCAAAACATAAAACAAGCAGCATTATCAGGAAGACCGTTTATTGGTTTGGTCGGAACAACTGATTGGCAAGACCTTACAACGGGAAGCGCAATGAAGAGCGAAGAATTCCTTCTTTATATGCAAAGCTTGGACAATTACAGACAGCACATCCATGGTATTGGAGACGGAGCAATCTTCGAGAAGAGAGAGCGCCTTCTTACAGCGGAAGCAGGAATGAACCAATCTAACGTATCATTTATCCTTAAAGACAAGATGAGAGTACGTCAAGATTTCTGCGATATTGTAAACGCTGTTTGGGGACTTGGTATCGAATGGATTCCCGATCCTTCCTTAATACCGATGATGCAACAGCCGCAAGATCAGATTGCAGACGGTAATCTTGAACAAGGAGGTAACGAAGATGAGCAACCTGAATGATGCTTGGACGGAAAACTATCTGTTTCAAACTTCGACAAAGCGCTTATTTGATGAGATATTTGAGAATGCGTCGGGCTTCTTAACTGAATTCAAAGCAAGTGCGTTTGCAGGAGCGATAACAGATGACAACGTAACCAAACTATATTACCTTCTTTATGCAAGACACGGAAACGACCCTATCGTAAACAACGACGAAAACCAGTGGAAGTACCGTGTTTGGAGTACCATCTACATGTACGGACCTACGTGGCAGAGAAAACTTGAACTGCAGGAGGCCTTACAAGGGCTTTCTGAGGACGATTTGAGAGCAGCCAGTGTTTCTATCAACAACCACGCATTAAACCCTTCTACAAGCCCCTCAACGCTCGAAGGAGGCATACTTGACTATATCAACGAGCAGACAGTCGGAAAGGGTGTACGTGGCAAAACAGAGGCTTACGCGCTTCTTCAACAGCTATTACGTAGTGATGTTACAATTGACTTCTTGAATCGTTTTGACCCATTATTTATGCCGATGCTCGAAGTACCAATGTGGTATTGGCAAAAGGAGGAATAATTATGCAAGAAATTTTAACGGCAATCATACCCTCAATCATCGCATGTTTGGTGGCACTCGGAAGCTACATCGTTGGTTATATCAACAATAAGAAGTTTAAAGAGAAGATAGACACCCTTAATGACTTCTTGTCAAGCGATGACACGGAGTACTATATTACGTGCCCTTATTGCAACAAAGAAATCTGCTTAAACAAACTTAAAATCATTGCAATGAAAGGAGACAAAAACAATGTGGACAATTAAACCTCCCCTTAATTTGCAGAAACAAGTTTTAAAGAACCAAGACGACATCGAAACATTACAAACCGCAGTAAGCAACATATCGGCACCTGAACTCACTTCGCCTAATTTTGTTTCTTACAACACAACTGACGGAGCTACTATCACATACGATAACGGAGCGATACGGTTGCCTATCAAACCTGGAAACGGAATCTCGATTGATGCTACTAATGATGCACAATCACTTGAAATAAAGGTTGGAGATACGGTCAAAATACCTTCCGACAGTGGATTCGGGGTATATATCGATGACGCTTCTACTACACCTTTTGTTTATTTTGATGCAGTAAACAGTACCATGAATCTTACAGGTGACGGCACTACTTGGATCACGATTGATGACACTTCCGATACAACTGCGGCAACAAACAATCTTGGTCCTGAAATAACTGCTTACGGCGGAATGGCAGTGGGCAGCGCGGGAGAAGTAACGACCTGGATCGAAGTGTGTCCTGTCTACAAATTCCCGTCTACGACCCCTTCTACGGTTTCTAACGGCCTCCTTCCTGACGATACTTCTTGGAACTACCTCAAATCTAACAGTATGCGAGTCAAACTCTACTTCAACAAAGAATACTACACCTTGGCTGACGACCAACACACGACAGGAACCTTGGTATTTTCTCATGTTGGATATGAAAGCGGTCAGCTCATTGTCAAGACTATCACGATAATTCTTGCCACAAGAGGTTGGGTGTTAAGTGTAATTAAACCTGCTACTCACATGGCAATTGCTAATTTATGTGTTTATTCTGACGCAGACAAAACCGATATAATTGGTAACTTAGTAATTAACATCCCTTGTGCTTACAGCGGAGATATAGACGCGTATATAACAGAGGTTGGTAATAATAGCTACATACTATGCAGTGGTTATATTGTACTTAATAATACTACATATGCTGTTTTTTATGCTGATGCTTATAATTCTCAAACAGGTGCTATAAATTTATATACTATTCAAGACACAAACGGAAAAGTATGTTATATCGACCAGCCTGCGCCAGACTATATTAACATCCCACAATAAATCAAAAAGGCTTACCCTCTTAATTGATGGTAAGCCTTTTTTTTCCTTTCTCGTTTTCCTCCCCTCGTTCTTTCCTAATAATCCCATAAACTAATTCATTATTCCTCCTTAGATATCAGGGTAGTATAAACAGTCTACCCCTTA